TCGATCATCATACTTACCCCATATAAGTTCTTGCTGAATATTGAAATCATTCGTATTTTTATAATACGTATCATGATTACCGACAATAAAATGAGTTCTTATATTATTGTCGTATAGTGGATCGAGAAAGTCTTTTCTAAGTCTATACATCGTATAGTTATTTGTATATTTTCTACGATCCACCATATCTCCAAGATGAACAACGGTAGTGATATTATTTTCTTTTAAATAAGGAAAGAACACAGTTTCCAGAAACATTCTGGTATTGTCAAGAAATTCTATTTTATCGTTTCTAACACCCCAATGTGTATCTGTTATCAGTGCTACTTTCATTACTTCTTCCTACCGTCTTTCTTAAAATTACCAAATATGTTATTATTAATTTTGTTCAATTCAGAATCGCAGTAATCACGTATCGCCTCTACCCTAAAAATATAATTCATTTTTTCATTTTGATTTATGGCAGGAGACTTGATTTTTTCAATTAAATCGATTACGTTCACTGGTATCATATGTAGATTACTCATCAGTCTCATCTCCTTGAAACAGTTCTACGCCTGTTACTTTACTAGGTTTCTTTGCCTTTGTCAACTTATCTTCGAAGGATTTTATGATTTCTGACGAATATTCGTTCGAATTTAAATGAATATTTTCAGCGTCAGACCATAACATATTCATCAAGAAACTATTTTCAAAGTTTTTATGTTTAATGTATGTATGTTTGTGTTCTTTGGTTATTCTTCGAATAAAGGCATTCCACGCTATCTGTGTGAAATAACCAAAGGGATTGTTTGTTTTGTTTGGATTAAAATTATCAACGGCTGCTATACAATCCAATTCACCATCTGACTTCATTTCATCTATATATGAATAACCAGAAAAATTAGGTCTTTTAGCAAGATTTTCATTAATAAGAATGATTGCTTGACCTATATACGTTGCAATCTGTGGTTTTGGTTTATGAAGTCTTTCAGACTCCTCAAGTTTTGTTTTATGTTCTATCATAGCAGTATACAAAGTTTTATTGTTTATGTAATTTTTTGGCTTCTTCATCAATTTTCCTCTTGACAATATTTTCTAATTTGGTATAATACCACTGTACGAATGAAATAGATTAGTTATTGAATAGTAATTGGTACTTTGATGATTCTATAGTTGAATTGTTCCTCATTGTATATCTTTACCCTTTCCATGAAATGAATAATTGTGATGTTTTTCTTGCTTCTGTAGATAAAATCATCTGCAATATCAAATAATTCTGCTGTATTCTTTGTCTTACTCTTTCTCAATACACGACCAATTGATTGAAGATTTCTAATTCGTGACTTCGAAGGCGAAGCAAATATTACGTTATTAAGGTTTTTTATATTAACACCTGTGGAAAATGTTCCGTAGGATGCAACAATAATAGCATCATCGCTTTCTTCAACAATTCGTCTTATATCTTCACGTATTTGCCCTTTTACTGCGCCTGAAACAAAGAATATTTTCCTATTGGGACATATTTCTTTCAATATGTTATATAACTTTTTTCCATGTTTATCGACATATTGAAAGAGTAAAAGGGTGTTACCTTTCAGTGATAGGGTAAGGTTTATTATGAATTTATTACGTTCTTTTAGATTAATGAGATAATCCATCTCGGTCTGATAGTCCATCTTAGATACTATTTTTCTGATGTCTTCTGGATAAGACAATACTATAGCTTTTATACTAAGATCAGCCAAATGACCTTGTTCGATCAGGGTTTTGGTATCTATGGCATTATAAACAGGTCCAAATAATCCCTCTAATACTAACTTATTAGTCATAGTACCGTCCAGAGTACCAGAAAATCCAAATCTATACTTACAATTTGGAAGTTTTGACATAATACCTATAAGAGATTTGGCCTTAAATAAATGAGCCTCATCCCCTACGAAAAGTTCTATTTTCTCGAAGAATTTAATGTTTAATTTATATATAGACTGCCATGTACTAATTGTTATTGGTTTATGAGAATTCTTCTCTTCACCACTATAGATGCAATGTACAAACGAATCAACATCCATACCATAATCTGCAAAATCTTGTTTTAATTGTGTTACAAGATTTATAGTAGGAACAACTATTAACGTTTTAACACCATAAAAACGAACTAGTAAATATATACTAAAAGATTTACCTGATGCCGTTGGTGATAATATTAATGATCTATCATTACTTACGCAATGATTAAATATTGACATTTGATATTCACGTGGTACATATTCACTATTTTGTGATATATTTTTGAAGAATTCGTTTACTTGTTCTTCTGATGGTGGTGTTATAGTGAAGTCAGAAACATATTCTATGGAATACCCTCTGACATTGCAAAATTGCTTGACATATGATAGTAAACCAGCATATAATGCACCAGTTAAAAGATTATACAGACGTATTTTACCATCCCACATTCTGTTCTGATATGTGGGCATATGCTTTGCGTTAGGAACATCAAAGGTGAAGAAATCACTTAATTCATAGGCTAATGAAGGCTCACATGTTATTTTTATGTAAGCCTCATTGATTTTTTCTATATGAAATATATCTGACATTATACACCATTTTTAAATTTTATATATTCAACTGCTGTTTTTATGTTATAACCACGATAAGATAGTGTTTTGATTATATCAGTCAGTAAATCTACTTTTTCTTGTTGCAGGATTATTTTAAGTGAAAGTTCTTCTAACTGACGATCACTTTCTATATACATAGATGCTTCTGATTTATTAACAGTACCTCTGGGGGGTAATTCCCAACCTTTTTTACGGGTTTCTTCATTATGTCCCTGAGTATAAAATTCAAATTTGTCTTTTTTTAAAACTTTCAAATCTAACTCATATTTTCTTAATAATAGACGTTCAGATGTTAATACTGTATAATATTTGTGATGTAAACTTGGTATTTTAAGACTTTCTTTGTCTAGATCAATCTCATCTATTTTAGAGTCTTTTTGCCACTCAGAACTTATGTCTTCTAATTTCATAATAACCTCAAAATAATACGTAATTAATATTGTATTATACCAAAAATATTTAATAATGTCAATATGTTTTTACTATTTTATAGTTTAAAAATTTAAAAGTTGCAGTAGCTTCTATGTAATTAACATCTACATTAGTAGTATTAAAAGTTAACTCTGAAATTGACACAGGAAATGCATCCATATAAGTTACTTCATAATTTGGTTCTTTAGCACTGGAAAGAATACTTAATGATATATCAGTGGTAATACCGTCGCCGGTCATCAAAGGAATTCTTTCAATATTTGCATATTGATTGAAATCCAACGGCTTACCTAAAGCACTTAACCAGTTCTGGATTTCCATGTAATTTCGTAAATCTTCATCAACTTTGAATGTAATAGTCAATGGACCATATATAATATGTTCACCCGGATATGGTATTTTAACGAATGGTGTTGGCATATTAGTATCAGGTAAATCCATACTTGGTAGATTTACTCGCTGAATGAAAAAATTTACATGAGGCGCTTTTTTAATTGTGAATCGAAAATTGTTGGGGTTTAGAAAGTTTTTGTTTTCAGGTGTGCTATCTATTGATGACATATTAGTCTCCGTTCATTATAATTGCGTATTGTACTTCTGCTATAGCCTCGTCTAAAGTAAGATTAAACCATTCGCCATGTGTTCTATTGTAATTCATTATTTTATGTATTGCTTTTTCTACATTTCGTACTTGCTTTTCGTCAACTTCATGTGTATAATGTACATGAAGTTTATATGGAAATCCAGTCTGTAATTGCTTCAACCTTTTTTCAGGATGTTTTGATAAACCAATCTTATATGGTCCATAATCACAACCAATTACATATATAAATGAATTCATTGTATAGTTCCTGCTTTTCTACGTGACCACGCTTCCTTGAGCTTCTGACGCTGTTTAAATGCCCATTCAGGGTTAGCCCAACGATTTGATAATTGCTCAGAACAAAGCTTACCCTGTTCTTCCCTTGTCATTTTAATATCAACAGATTCTTTTTTGCGTGGGCGGTTAAATTCACCAGATTCCCATTTCATTTTAAGAGATTCAGAAGTTTTTCTCTTTGCTTCTTCAGAACGAACTGTGCCTAATTTAGCATTTCTCAGTTTGGCCTTGTGTTCATCCATGAATTTGGTTCCTTTTTTTGCATCTGAAATAGACTTGGCCTTTTCTACAGAACAAGGACCAGTTGATTTACCCTTCTTAGAATGGGAAATTTTTTGACCAATTATTTTGATGTTTTCATCATATGTATGCCATGCTTTATTATTAGTGATACATAGATTATAATATCTTGGTGTTTCGTTTATTGGTTTAATTTCTTCTGGTTTAATCATTGATAGATAGCGTTGTTCTTCAACATATGTTTTCAGACGGGTTAATATATTTGTTTTTAATATCCTACGTTTGAAATCTTGTGGACGATGTAGATGTGCCTGTCTCATCCATGATGAACTACAAACGTATCCATCATCTACAGTACCCCAATGACATCCAACATAATATCTTTTATGTTTTCTATCATACCAAATATACACAAAACCATACTTTTTGTTTTCATTACTGTTGCGCTTATAACTCATAAAAAAATACTCCCTTTGAAGTTATCTCTAGGAGTATTTAATATTTAGTATGTAATATAGATTTATTATTGTTAATTACCTAAATAAAGTATATATTTTACATTAAATTATTCACGATTAGCTTGCGATAATAAACGTTTGAATTTACAGCGATTTCTCCAGCGCCCTTGACAGGCTGATGAGAAGCGTTAACTTCTGCGAATGGATTTGCAACAACACCATAACGTGTCTTGAACCCAATCTTTGGCTGGAATGTAGACTGATCAACTGCACGGACCATCTGTAGAGGAACGTATGGGCAATAGAACAGACCTGCGTCGAATGCAGACGAACCCTTATAACCAACGGTTAGATAGTTACCACCAAGAGCATAAGGATCGATATAGACCTTTAGACGACCATTTAGAACACCAGCGAAGGTATTACCAGTGTCATCAACCTGTAGGTTGTTTGAGTTAAGAGCAGGGGCGTAGTCAAGAACGCCGGCCATCTGTAGAGCAGAAGCAACGTCGGATGAACAGATAACGATGTTACCCTTACCACGACGAGTAAGCTTTGCAATAGCATTAGCTTCACGTTCCAACTGGAACATTAGACCCTTGAACTTTTCAACTGACCAACGACCATTAGAGTCTGTATCAAGATCGAACACACCAGCAGTTGTGGTATTATCCTGAGCACCAATTTTAGCAGTAATGTTGATAGTACGAACGATTTCACGGTTAATATCTGCAAGCATTTCAGCAGCAAGAATATTTGAAAGTTCGGTTTCAGCATCAAGACCATGAATTGCCTTCAAGTCCTGTGCAAGTTCCATGGTATATTCTGCCTTTAGAGCACGTGTATTTGCTGTAACTGTAACCTTTTCAATGGAGAATGCCATCTGTGGGAATATGTTGGCACCATCAGCACCAAGAGATTCACCAAGTGAGGTTGACATACCTGCACCTGTATTATAGGTATTAGTTGCAGTCAATGGAGAAGTATTGGTTGCACCCGGAATAGTACCTGTAAAACCAAATCCAAGGTTGTTTGCATCAACACCAGTAAGACCACCAGCACCAGTGAACGCAGAGTTTGGTTCATTGTAGAATGCTTCGTTTGAAATTACTGAACCATTAGCAGCACCAGCACCATTGGACTGTAGACCCTGATTAGCATAACGTGAACGCATTGCAAAGATAAGTCCGGTAGGACCAGTCATAGGCTGGACACCACAAATATCATATGCGATCAAATTTGGCATTGTACGGCGGACAAGTGAAATCAATACAGGATCGAATGTATCGATACCACCAGCACCGGCTGAAGAACCAGATGAACCCATGAAGTTCGCTGGTACTGAAGATGAAGTTTCTGTAAGAGTCTGGTACTGACCGTGGGCAGCAGATTCAGTTAAAGCTCTTTCTGTGTTTTCAAGCATAAGTGCCGTGACCGAACGACGATGTTGGTCCTTAATCTTACCAAGAGAATCATAATCTAGAATTGGTGCCCACTTGTTTTGGATTTCTTCATTTAAAAACATCTGTATTCCTTTCGATGAGATAGAATATTTTAATTAATATTATTTATAAAAACTTACTTTTTGACGGTTCTATCTAAAGCTGTAACATAGCGATTGATATGAGGATCAACATATTTTGTATTTTCTGTTAAGACGCCATCAAAGGTTTCTTCTTCAATGTTTGAAGAAGGTGCAGCTTCGATGTGGAAATAATTTTCTTTGATAATCTTTGCCTTTTTTTCAAAGGTTTCCAAATTACCATCAAATTCAATACCTTCTACTAAAGCAAAGAATTTTTCTTTTTGTGTAAGAGCAAGATCAGAAGAAATACTTTCAGTAATTTCTTCAATAGTATTTTCAAGAATTATGCTCTTAAGCTCTGTATTCTCTGTAATAGTTTCATCTAAACGTGATTCTAACATATTTACTTTATCAGCAAGTACTTCAAGAACATTCACTTTTTCTTCTGGAACAGAGATATAATGTTCAGCAAACAAATTCTTCAACCCTTCAATGAATTCTTCGGAAAGTTCATTTCTTAGTGAGGATTCAATTGCTACTTTATTTTCATCCATCCATTGTTCAACTACATAATCTAGATAAGCATCCAACTTAGTGGTAAGTTCTTCAGTAAATGTAGTTAATTCTTCCGTAAGGCGATGTTCGTATTCTTCCTCAAGGCGAGCACTTTCAATCATAAAACGTGCAGAGATAGCAGCTTCAAACAATGTTGATGCCTTATCTTTGAATTCTTCTGATAAATCTTCACCTGAAAAAATATCTTCAACGTCTTCTTTGACACTCAACTTTGGCATAGCATCCTTTGTCTTTGGACCCTTTGATGCTACAGCAAGAGAAGGCTTCATATCAACCGAACTTTGGTTCTGACCTGATTTATCACCGACACCCCAATCCTTATTTGGGCCGTACAATGACTGAACCTTATCAAAGAAATCTGTCATTTCACTCTTGGTCAATGTATTTGTTAAATGTAGCAAGCGCCCTAACTGAGCAACCTTAGAAGCTGATAAGGAATCGCTGTCAGATACAGATTTTGCACCCGGCTTCAAAGTTGATGCTGCGGTTGTTTCCGAAGAAACAACACCAACACTCTCTTCAAGAGCCTTCTTTTTAGCCTCTTCTAAAGAAGTTCTGAAAAGTTCTTCTACATTTTCTTGAATTTTTGGCATTCGTAGTATCTCCTTGTAATATCTTTTAATTATTTATATTATATTATTTTTTACTGTTAAAGCAGCCATATAGCCAGCAAATATTGCTAACTTTTGTTCTTCTAACTGTGTTTTTGAAAGACTACGAATGTTTTCTTTAATCATTTCAACTTTTTGCTCTAACCAAGTATTTTTAATAGGGTCATAAATCCATTCAACACCTTCCATAATTCCTTCAACAAAGGCATTAGGTGCTGACGGGTCAGCAACAATATCCGCAGCAGTAGCTAAACGAAAATCTTCTTGTACTTCCATGATTCCGGTCTTATTTACTTTAAGAGAACCCATACCACGTGAAGAAACACCAATTTTTCCACCCGATGATATTAATCCACGAGCAATTTCACCCATAGGGGTTTCAGTTAATTTTGCTTTACCAATATAGTTATCACCATCTTTAACCATTTCAACAATGATATGTGATACTCTATCTAAATTGATCTGTGGGTTAGCAGGATGGCCTAACTCACCATACGCTCTCTTATTTTCAACCATTTCTTTTACATATCGACTAACTTCTTTATCCAATACATTTGTTGGATAAATTCTTCCGTTTTTGTTCTTTATATTACCCTGCACAAAAATACCTTTAATAAAATGGGTTTTTTTACCATTATCTTTGGCTTCTGTAATATATTCTACGTCTTCTGTAATTTCTGTGATTAATTTCATTTTTAGTACCTAAATGCTACAGGGACTGCTAACATGTTAGCAGTCCCTACTATTGTATCGGTGGGGGCTTTGTTAATAACAACATATTGTGCATTAGAAATAGTTATACTTCCATATACAGTACCATTAGCATATGCTACGTTGGCAACACCTGCTGCACCAGTATTGATGGCACGAATTAAAACATTGTTACTTACTGTTGTGGCAGATGAAATACCAGATTCAATACCTAATAATTTAAGAATCATTACTCTTTACCTTCTCCGTCATCTGTTGCTGGTACAGTAGAACATGGTGCCATTCCATGTACTGGACATAAGACACCTTTACGTGTTTTATTACATGTTTTTGCTTCATACACTTTTTTGGATTCGTCTTCTGTTCTGCTTAATCTTTTGTTTTTTAAATCCTTTAAAGCATAACCTTTAGAGGATTTATAAGGTAAATCAGTATTACCAACACGATCTGCATGTGTTTCTACTTTATGTTTTTCTACAAATTTAACAGTAGACGGATCATTAACATTCACACTAGCATCTTTACCACCATAAACTTCTGCGTTAGAAGTGGTTGATGAATATTTACCCTTAAGTAATGGGTCTTCTTTAAATTTTGAAACAATATCTCTTAAAGGCTTTGTGGTCATATTATTCCTCGTTAGTTTCAACAGAAGATTCAGAGTTATACATATTTTGTGCTAATTCGATTTTTTTATTACTTACAGCAACTTCAAGTCTATCTTTTAATAGATTATCAAATGCTGATACAAAATCTGTTGGTTTCTGATCTAATGTACTATTAATTAAATTGCTTATATCGTATTTATGTTCTGACATATTTAATATCCCTATCATTGATTGGGTTGTGGTTGCTGCATGTTAACACCCATTTGCTTTGCTTCTTCTGGGTTTTTAGCAACAATTTGTACCGCTGCTTTATATGCAGATTGTTCTTTCATTGTTCTTTCGTTCTTAGGCTTTTTCTTCATCTGATTTATAGTAACTAAAGCCTGTCGAACCTCTTCGTATTTATTTGCTTCATTAGGATCAGCATTAGCAGGAACTTGACCATCTTGTGGCGATCCTTGCGGTTGCTGCATATTTTGTAACATTTGAATATTCTGTTCAATAACAGGATTGATCCATCTTGGGTCTTGTGAAGCATTTTCTTGATTTATTTCAGCATCCATCATTTCAATTTCATCATCAGATTGATGTATAATATTATTTCGTATCCAATCATGAGAATAATATTTACCTGCCATATCTTGCAGATTACGGGCAAGATTTGCTCTTGCTTCGATAATTTCATTATTTTTTAATTCTGTGAAATAATTATCTCTGGAATAATTAAATTGAATATCCATAGAAATTTGCTGAAATTCTTCAAGAGTAATCACACCCTTAAGTACTAATTGTTTCTTGAGTATTTCAGTGAATAAATGTGAAAATCTTAAACGAAGTCGTGATATAAACCGAGCGAATTTTAATTCATCACGAGTAATTTCTGTTGCTCTACCAATAGAAAACAGTGCATCAGAGTTTAATCTTGAAATAGGAACATTCAATGTTTGTAAAAATCTTTTCTGAAAATATAAAACGTCATCCATTTGACCTAATGTTTGACCACCGGGAAGAGTAGTTACTTCTGTACTTCTACCACCTTCACGGCGTGGAAGCCAATAATCTTCCAACATCGTCATAAATTTACGGTCGTCACGAATTTCACCAGTTGCTCCATCATATACCAAACGGTTTTTATGCTTTACCATAATATCACGTAGATATTGTTCAGCTTTCATTTTTGGTAAGTTACCAACATCAATGTACCACACACGACGCTCAGGAGCACGTGCAAGGCGATAAATGACCAGTGCGTCTTCTAGTGTGCGCAATTGATTTAAAGACTTAATTGCTTTATGTAGATATGATAAAACCATAGTGCCGTTCGTGTCGGTTAAACCAGACACTACGTGTACAATGGAATCACGAGCTATTTTTAGCCCATTTGTTCCTGTACTTACTGGTTTATTACCAAAATTAAATCCTTTGTCATTAAAAACAAAATATTCATTAACAGTTTGTGCAATTGCTCCATCACCGTTATTCTGGCCGGCCGGCATTCTTTTGCGTGAAATCTCACGTATTTTACGTATTTTTCTAGGATCAATATAACGTACTTCTTTAATACCTTCTTTTGGTGCTTTAGGGTCAACCAAAACATGATAATAAAGTCGTCCGTCAGTATACCAACGTCGATAAATTTCGTATGCTCTTTTGTTGAAATCAAGTAATTTGAGTATGTTTTGAAATTCGTCTCTCATTACTTTTTTAACGTTTTCAGAAACCTTCACATGATCTAAATCGATTTTAACTATAGTAGGATCATCTATTGATATAGATTCGTTTACTATTTCGTCGATTGCAGCATCACATTCAGGTTGTAAAGACATTTCTCTATATTTTGATACTAATTCTGCTTCATTTCGTACTGATCCATCCAAATCAACATATGTACCATAAGCACTGCCTGCTGCAACAACTGATGCACCATCATCTGTTTCTTTAGCTACGAATGAAGGGATTTGATCTTCTTGGGCTTTTTTCTTAAATTCCCAACCAAATAATTCTGCCATATATATAAATCTCCAAGTGGGGAGAGATTAACCCTCCCCTTTTAATTAAATAAGAGTGCGGTTTACGATGGTCCGACTGGACCATCTGCTACTGCTGCTGCACCGTATGTATTAACACCACCGGCCTTCATATCAGATGTTTCTACATTTGGAATCCAATAATCATATGAAAAGTTGACAGTAAATGTTTCAATCTGATTGACTGTATCCCAATCCAATGAAATAGGACCAACTTTAGTTGGAAATGCACCTACAATAGTATATGAACGAATTATAGACCCATCTTTACCATATTGAATTACACTCAAATCTTGCTTATATTGTTCTGTACTGACCGAAGGATCACGAACGTTTGAAACAAGACGATTAATTGCGTTAGACCATGCTTCGAACAATGCTCTTACCGAGAAATCTTCGTCGTTAAGAACCGAAACTGACCAATCAGAGAAGGTTCTTTCACCCGCTACTTTAATCTTTCTACCGAAATAAGGAACATCGATAGTAGATATGGTCGAATCAGGGATTTCAGCAGAACGACAAACAAATCTGAATTTATCAACAGATACGTTATCAAGACCTATACCAGTTGGTACAGAAAGATATATGTTGAATAGGGATGGTCTAGCACCACCATATACTAGACCATTTTGTTTAAATGTGTTAATGTTGAATGGCATTTTTATATTTACTCCTTAAAGAAACTATCGTTATATTTAGTGTGTATCTTAATATTGCCCAACAACTTCACTGAACTGTACACCAGTACCAACCGCAACAAAGTTCAACTGAATGAAATTGATGCTTCTTGCTGGCTTAATTAGAATATCACCAACAAATTGATTGCTATCAATGATAGCCGCAGTGTTATTTGTGTCGTCACAGACAACTAGATAATCAGTAATACCACGACGCCCCTGAATAGTTCTTAAGTATGGTGTTACTAAATTCATAAACTGTGAACGAGTAAACGTATCATTGAATTCGAATAGAGAATACTTCGCTGCGATTGAAATTGCTTTTTCGAGTACAATGAACAATCTACGAACATTAATTCTATCAAATGCAGATGGCTTTGCTTGTAATGTCTTGTCTCCGTAAAGGATTGTACCTTGACCGGGGAAAGTGACAACAGGGTTGATGCCATTCTTGTACAATGTATCACGATCAGTCTGCTTTGGGTTATATGCAAGACGAACAAGATTTTTGATCTGTCCACGGTTAAATCCAGCAGGACTCCACCATGCATCGTTTGTACTATCTGTTCTTGCGCACAACCCAGCAATATCACCATTTAGAGGAATCCAACGGTATACATTATTATAACGGTCAAACTGGTACTTATAGCCAGAATCAAGTACCGCATATGAGGTAGAATGAAGACTATTTCTCCAATTAACAAGGTTAAATGCTTCATTACCAAATGCGTTCAATATATTGGTTTTATCGGGGGATATCAAGGCAATACAATCACCACGTAATGTAACAATGTTATCGATTATATAATTAGCAAGCTGATAAGATGCACCATCACCACCAAGAGGATAACCTTGCATGACCAAGGAAATGTCAACATCTTCTGCTGATTGGAACATATCATACGCCGCCGCCACAATTGGGAAATTGTTTACGTTTGTTTCGTCGTAACCATCAGAACCAATATTTAGACTGATATTAGCAGGATCAGCAACCGTTGCAGAAGTGATATTTGCTGCATTAGCAGAAGGAGCACCAGCACGATCATTAACATTCCATACGTATTGTGAACTTAAATTGATAACAGTACGGTAATAGTTTACCGTACCATCTAAATTTGTTGCGTCTGTTGCACGTGAAAGACCTTTGAAAACTTCAAGAACAGTACCAGGAACGCCTGTAAATCCACCATTGTCATCAACTACAACAATGTGTACTTCGTCAATTGCAGCAGTATTACCATTTGAAAGGACGTATGGTGAAATAGATGGTGCCCCATCTACAACACTATAGAATTCCCAGAAACGTGAAACTGTATTTGTTGAATACGCTGAATATAATCTATAAGGGTCTTGAAACTGTAGTACTAAGTTTGTGTTAGAGCCACTGTTGCTTGCTACTATGTTTGTTAACTGTAAATACTGATAACCGATAGTTGAATTACCTGCTAAAATCTTATCACCAATAGTATACTGGTTTACGTTTGCAGATGTATTTCCTGTACCATTAAATGTCGCTACAGCGGTGTTTGAACCAATATTAAAGTTTAAAGTAGTTCCACTGTATGAAATATTAGATGTAAATGATGCAGCAGTGTCACACTCTGCAACACGCAGTGAATTACCTAATTCACCTGGATATTTTGCAATATAAAGCACCCCAGTATCAAAAGTGTTGGATGATTTAGTATAGAAATCATTTGAATTCTTTATAATCTGATTTACTAGATTGGCGGTCACACCAGAGCTTGATGGGTCAAACCCAAGAGCGGAATATGATGTTGAAGGGTTTGCAAGATATATAGATACTGCGCCATTAGTTGCTAATGCGTTTGAAGAAAGAGTAACAGCAGATGAGTTAATAATCGATGTGATAACTACGTTTTGACCAAAATTCAATACAGTACTATCAGAAACCTGTGAAATATACATACCCGCAACAACATTTGCCGTGTTTGCAACATAAGCTATAGGCGAACCAGATGTAACGTTGGCTGAAATGACTGGTGTAGCACCAGTTGTATTTGCTGCACGACTAACGATAAGGTTGCTTGAATATGCAAGAAAGTTTTCAGCAGTAAAATATGTTTCAGGATTATAGTTTGTTGGTGTTCCGAATTTTGTAGATAGTGCAGATGCCGAGTCAATAGATACAAGCTCACCGACTGGACCCCAACGGAAAAGACCAGCAATAGCTCCAACAGATGTTGAAACTGATGGTACTACCGTGGTTAGATCGATTTCATTAACATTTACGCCAGGACTTAATAGGTTTGCCATATTTTTTATCTCCTTATGAGAATATATAAGAAATTGTTTTATTTATTTATCAAAAATCCTCGCTTACATTAAACATCCATGCGTCTTCGACAAAACGTTCAATTTGCTCATCATATTCGACCCTACCATCCAAAATAAAACCAAAAGGTGATAAATCTTGATTCATATCTTCTTCTGTCTTTTCTTTTAAAGACATAACCGTATTAATATTAGTATAATCTTTAAAATATTGTTGCTCTGATAACCAAGCAAATAACACAAGACACATTACCATATCATCATGTTTACCTGACTCGGCTTCATATGACGTGCCTTTTTTAGAAAAGGTGGATAATTCGTGTATTGTATTGAAATCATTTATTATTAATTGGTTCTGTTCAATTAATAATTTAAGTAAAGAGCATCCGACTGATTTAACAATTTTGGTTGTTCGAATACCTTTATCCATACTACCGCCACCAAAACCAGCCGTGATTCTTTTACCTGAGCGACCAGCATTTTCTGTGAATAATACATTCTCATACCCAAGATCATAAAGTAAATTATGTGATACCTGTTCACCAATATCATTTACTTCTATCAGAACTGATGCATTATTATATGCTTTAGCAAGACGATTAATGATATCTGCAAAATCTGCTGGGCCTATATTATTGTTTCTGAATACACATACTTGTTGATACGGCATATGAGTAACATCAATTAATTGAAATGCAGAATAGTCTAATCCTTTACCACGTGAAACGTCACATATCATCGCATAAACATTATTTTTTATTGGCTGAAAGTATTGTGTTAGACCATCCTTATCTACCAATGGAATTTGATGAACAAGTTCTTTCAATTTCCATCCAGCAATAAGTGTTCCAGAACTACCTATGAAGTTGCAACAATATTCCTGTTCAAATTTTTCATGATTAAAGTTCATGGCACCGAGTGTATCTTCTTTCCATTTCTCATCACGACCGGGAACATCGAACCATAATACTTCAAGATTTACATATTGATTACGATTATTTTTTGAATTTACCCATATACTATTAAAGTGATTTAATCCATTTGGTGTAGAAACAAGAATAATTTTTGATTCTGTACCAGAAGAAATAGTAGGATATACCGATGTGAAAAATGATTCCCAATTATCGATGAATGCGGCCTCATCGATAAATAGCAAGTTGATGGCGTAACCACGAATAGCGTCGGATGATGTTGCAGCAGCGATAACACGTGAATTATTTTCTAATTCAATATTACCTTTGTTCCACTCTTTAACACCCTGTTGTAACCAAACTGGCAAATGTTGGTATGCTAATTGTATCTTACCAAGAATTTCACGTGCTGTATCACCTTTGTTGGCAAGTAATGCAACAGTTTTATCCGCATGAAATAGAATATACCAAAGAATGAATGCACAAGTTGTTGTACTTTTTCCTGCCTGACGAGCAGTAGTAACAATATTAAAACGATTTGATGCAAATGAACGTAACATCTTCTTTTGATAGTCATATAGTTTGAAGCTCATAAGACCTTTATCAACGTTGATAATTTTCATATATTTTTCAGTAAAATATACAGGGTCTTGGGAGCACTTCATATATTCTTGGAGACTTGTTGGCGTCCATTCTATTGATTGATTAGCACGTTTTAGAAGTGCATTACCATTATAACCCGTTGCTACACCACTAAGGTCTAGATCAACATTATCCATTTCAATTTTCCTTAATATCTTTAATTAATTTTTGTAATTCTGTTGTTGAACCAACAAATAGGTTATTTGTTACACTTTTTGCTTGATTATTTGTTGGTGTTGATATATTGGTAATATCACGTATTCTTGCTTGTAATTCTAACAAATCACGATTAGCCTTAACAGTAGAATCGATTAGTTTTGCTAATACTTCGTAATCACGAGCTTGTTGTGAATTTTCTGCAACTCTACCCAAGCTATCTATTGCTTCTTTACCTGCATGAATTAATTCATGAATATTTGCTCTAGCAATTTCAAAGTCTATTTTAGCACTGTCGTCATGAGCAACGTCTATTATATTTTTAATAGCTTGTGAGGGGGTGTTTATAACCAATGGATTTATGTTGAGCGCTGCACTCAACGGGTCCGTATTTGGAGTATTATTTGATGTCATGGTAAATCTTCTGCACTGTAAATATTGGTTATAAACCCAAAATCATCAGATGAATCTATCTGTATATACGGTACAGTATCCAATGTATTATTTGCTTTACCGTACCAATTTATAGGTGTATTATTTGGTGACATTCCCGGTTGAACTGTAATTTTTTCTATAATATTCGTGTTTCCTACTGCTGTATGGAGTTTACCATTAGGAACATAAAAATTTGTATTGACAAATTTAATAATACCTGCTTGCTTAACTGGCCCGTAAATATATCCCTTTAAAGTTAAATCTAAAGACCATATGATAGCACGGCGTTTTTCAAAAGCACCGTCATACTTATCCTCGTATCGAATGTCATTTAATATTACAGGTATATCCATATCAATTTCCATTTCTGGAATTAATTTACATGTGGTTGTCCAATCTGGTGTAAAATATGGTAATATTTGTTCTATTATTTTCGTACCATCTTCTGCATTTTTTACGTAGATATATACTTTAAAATTAAAATTGTAAGGTACTGGGTTGTATTGATATTTGAAAGTATTTGAATCTTTTTTTACACTTGATTTGTTTGTAGTTGGTAATTTTCGTGTACCATCATAATGTAACGTACCCATTTCAAAGGATATTATTGGTAGTGTTGGTGTGGCGGATTGACGATCAATGTTTGGATCATCAATCACTCTTGCCAACATTTTATCTTTTGGTGCATACGTCACAGGTACTTTAACTATAGAAGTCAAAGTGCCTGTTGTGTTTGTTTTTGTGATTCTAATATCATCAAAAAGTGTGCCTATTAATATTACATATTTTCTTATTGTTTCAAAATAAAAACCTTGACCAAACATAGTTTATCCTTATAAATTACCATCACTGAATGGGTCTTGAACACTAAAATCTATAAATGTACTTGACTCGTTGTTTATTTCCGATGTATCACCATTATTTAATGAATCTAATACATAACTATCCAACAGTATATAATCCCCTTGATCAGTCATTAAATGTTTACCTTCTTCGTTTAATAAACCCCAATCAAGAAGATTAGTATCAAATTTTTTCTGATATATGTCTATTGCTGCTATACCAGTATTGAATGATTCATTCGAATATTCGAATAATTCACATGTCAATTTATATGTCTGCAAGCCACCCATTTGGTAAAACATTTCAAATTTATCTGTGAATTTTATTTGAAAACATTTTTCATTTAGTGGAAAGTATATCAAATCACCTTCGTTAGGTCTTTGTTGAGATGTTATTGTACCTACTTCTTGGTTGAAAATTCTTTGTGCAACAGATAAAACAATTTGATCACGTATTTCTAGGCCAAATTTTGACATAAAATTACCATCACCTTTGAATCCGTCTATATTTTCTATATAAAAACAAAGTGGTATGGCTTGGTTATAACTGGACTGATCGTCAGCACCATATACGGAATCATAATTGTTCAATACACGTGGTATATAATATGCATCGATGCCATAAATTGATATGGCTTCAATGATGAGATTTTCCAACAAATCCTGTTCTTGAGAATTTTTGAAATTATTGAAAAAGAAATTGGTTGTGCCGTTATATGGTCTTGCCATTATTTTATTTTATCCAATAGTGTCTGATGCTGGCAACGAATAAGATGATGCCATTTCTTTTTCCATTTCTTTACGTTCCGCCGCCGCTTCATCATATATTTGCTGGCCGTTGAATTTAATTCCACCCGGTAATGTCATACCAGAGAATTTTTTCATATTCGTTCCCCATTGTTGTTTAATTAAGATGGATGCATATCTAGCAAGCCATCTGTCACCCCAAGAACGAGGGTAAATATCAGGATCAACTATTTGATATGCTTCCACTACCAAATAATCTCCTACATTCACATTGTCCCAATTCATATCAACGTATAATCGGTTAATATGACGATTATAACGTATAGGTTGTTTGCCTACCAACAATTGTTCTAACTGTTGAATATGGGTCAACGCCATGTAATATGGAACCATAGATACATTGGTTAATGTATATAGATCATTTAATGCTATCTGATATCTTATGTTAAACATACTGTTAGTATTGAGAGCAGACCCCATGTCAAATATATTCACCACACCTATGATGTTTTCTGGCATGGTGATATATTGGTTATCTATATCTGTTTGTGTTAGAGGCCATTTATAATATACCTTGTCCGAACCATCAAAATGATAATCCCAATAATATCTAAGAGCCTCGTCAATTCGATCTTCTAATTGATCTTCGTCCACGTTTATTTCGAGTACAGGTGCACCTAATTCACGTAAACAATACTGTTTAAATTCCTGTCTATTGGTAGGTAATGCCATTTTAATAATCCTTTTTATTAATATTTATATATTATGACCATATACCAACATTTGTTACTGTTGATGAACCAACTGGTGTTACTTTGAAATAAGAGTTCATACCAACTACACCCGCCGCAGCAACACCTAGAGATACCTGTGGTATAATTGTGCCGCTAGTGGTTACACGTATAATTCCTCTGATCCACGCATTACCAACTGTGTTTGTATTAACGGATGTTAATGCAACCGATGCAGCAGTATTATATGTGTTATAATCATTTGTGGGTGTTGATAATGATGCTGGTTTGTTAGCCAGCGCAGTCCACGATTGTGTATTAACAGCAGTTCCACCTAATGCAAAACCAAATGTTCCAGATGAAGCCGATAACGCAGACAATGAGAACATACATTCAAACATGTAAGTACCTACAGGTAATGTGATAGCACCATTTGTAGATGTATTGAATAGTTTTTGTGCTGCTGTCTGTGATGTTAACGTATATGCTGCATTTTGTAATATCCATTGCTCAGTAGGTATTGCACCACGCCCGCTTGTTGACGATGGTGTACCATAGAACGCTGATCCATCAAATTCAACAGACCCAGTTGTTTGAGTGGTTAAATTAGTACCAGAAGCAAAAGTTAATGGTGCTAATGTAGTAGTACCGGCCTTTATACTAATACCGTTTGCTGTTGTAAGACCATTAATAATTGCAGATGTATTTGAAAACATCGCAGTGCTATTTACTGTTAAAGCAGTAAATGTGGCATTACTGAATGATGCAATAGTCGATCCAGTGTTAGACTGAAACGTTGCACCTGTGCCTGTATTTGATACAACAACTAAACCAGTAGCAGTATTAGATTGGCCGTATATTCCGTATGAAGCACCTGAAACAGCGTACATACCTATATAGTTCACTGATTGTGCAAATACTCCGTATGAGCCACTAGAATAGCTTGTAAGGCCCGCCGATGCACTAGATAGTGACCCTACGGTTGCAGTATTTGTGGTTAATGTATTGGCATATATGTTTGTACCATATATGTTGAGCCATGTAGCACCAGCAGTTCCAAGATTTAATATGTTATTAACTCCCGGATATACACCTGTACTGCTTATATAATTAATCAATACACCATTCACATAAAAGTCTTGTGTTGAACTCGCCCCTGTCGTTGACAAAATGAACGGTCCATTCGTGGCATAATTGGTTAATGATAAACTACCACTTGTGCTTTGATTAAGTATAGATGACATAGAATTTGATGTCATCGTAAAATTAGCGCTTGTTGTACTATTTTGTGTGATTGTGGCGTTTGCACCTAGTGATAGATTAACATTTGCATTTATACCACTCGATCCAACCGTCAAATAATTATAGGTTGTATTTCCTGTGATTGTGGAATTCGATGAAATAACATTGGCATATATGTTTGTAGTATAAGAGGTATTAGAAGTAACAACATTGGCATTTATATTTGTAATATATGCAGTATTCCACACTGATGTAGTTGTTCCAATAAATAATGCATTATTTGTTCCGGGGAATAACCCAGACGTATTAAAATATGCAACGGTTGTTCCTCCATTGAGGCCGCTGTTGAAATTTATTGACCCAGTACCTAATGTTGATATATATAATGGTAAATTGTTAGTGTAATTTGTAATTGAGGCAACACCATTATTTGCCATTGCTATAGACAACGAACTTGTAGATGTGGCATTAATAGATGTAAATGATATACCTGAAGTATTTCCGATAGTAGTTAAGTTTAATACACCATTATTTGCACTTAATCCTAATGATTTGTATACGTAGTTATTATAAGATACATTATATCCAGCACCAAATAGACTTGTTGCACCTGAAGCAACACTTGGATTAGAAATGACTGTGCCGCCAGTAGACGCAGCAAGGGCAAACATATTTCCTGCGTATGAAGTAGTTGTTTTGTATGCAATTTTTATTGCTGCATTAGTTCTACCGCCATGACGAGAATAATAACATTGTGAAATATTGGGGTCAGCCGAAGATGTTAAGAAGTTTATCAAATTTGTAATAGTGTTAAATAGTGCAGTCTGTGGTAGTGGGTTTGTGTAATAGTTTATAGTTGAAACAGCGCCAGTGGGGGTCTGCGACAATATAAGCGAAGTATTGTATATAACTTTTGTAATAACCGTTCCCGCCGGAATATTTGTACCAGTTATAGCATTACCTACCGAAGCAAGATAAGTATTAGATGTTGATAGTATATTACCTGTATAGGACGAAATTGTTAATGGTGTTCCTGAACCAGATACACCCGTGGTAGTAGGACTAATTAATACATAATTACCTGTACCTACCAATGATGTATTAGTAGTAAAGGTAACAGTAGATGATCCCAAAGTGATTGTATCATTGTTTGCAGGAAGACTTGAATATGTTATAACACCTGTTGATGTAGAAGTACCAGAACCAACACCACCAAGAGTAGGTTCGCTTAACGTGCTTATACCGATATTATTACCAAAATCAAAACACCCTCCATAAATTTGTCCTAGAGCACCACATTCAATAATATTTCCATAACCAGCAGATGCGTCAATCGCACATGCACCACCAAGAGTTGACCAGTCTAACTGACCCCCTGTAAATTTATTTCGTGAAACATATTGGTTATCTATAACAATATCTCTCCAATTAACCTCTAAGTCGAGTTTATCGAATATATTACCAAATACAGGGTTGATATTGTTAGTTGTTAGATACACACCAATATCAGCACCACCGGCAGAGCCAGTAAACTTAGTCATAGCAGCACCACGAATACGCCATGCATGACCATAATACATTAGTGATGTATATGCGCAAACAGTTGAGGTGATAATACCATTATATTCCACACCAGCAAGAGCTTGTAATGTACCCACCGTGCCATATGAGGCAGGTGAAGACGAAACTGTAACATTTAATGGTGAAAATACGTTCCAATAAATCCCTATTGTAGGTTGACTAAAATCTGTTGGGGTTGTATATTGAGCCTGTGAAATATTTGAATCAGTTGAACTGTTTAGAAAATTAACAAGATTGGTTAGCGTGGCACTTGTTGAGGTTGTATTAATTAAAGCATAATTGCCCGTACCAATAAGAGCATTATTAGTTGTTAGTGTAGTTGTAGTAGAACCAATCGTAATTGTTGCGTTATTTGCAGGGACGTTAGAAAAATTAATCCATTGATTTCCTGCCATTTGATTACTATTACTAACGACAACATCCAAATCTAAACCGTTAACATAGTCAATTAAATCTCTTCTACCTAATTGTAATGTGGTGCCTGGATAATTACTTGAAAATCCAATACCTCTTAAATGCGAGTACACATTACTAGCGCCTCCACCAAGACCATTGTATGGTGTACCTTGGGAAAGCGTTCCGGCAGATAGTGTTGCATAAGCATTAGGTGTTGTTGATGCTGCTAGAGTGAAACTGTTGTTGAAATTTCCACGGTTCTTGGTGTTGACACCAAGAACCCCACCCCAGTATGAATAATAACATTTTGTTATATTTGTATCAGAAGATGAATTTAAATATGTTGTTGCATTTTGAAGAGTTGAGGTAAGGGTAGACCCTAGAAGAATATAATTTGTTCCGGTTCCAGTTAAAGATGTGTTGGTAGTAAACGTTAAAGTTGTACCACCTAATGCAATGGTTGCATTATTTGCTGGATTATTTGCAAATGAAATATAACCATAATATGCTAGTAAATCTGTACCCAGACGAAATGCATATCCGCTTGTAACATAAGAAATAAAATTTGTTACACCTGCTCCGTCGCCCTCGAAACGTAGACCACCACCTAAAATATTTCCTAAATCGAATAAAATACTATTTGCAAATATATATGTACCACTAGGAACTTTAATTGTAGGGTAAACACGATATGAGAAAGTATTTGATGTTGATGAGTATGTAATACCACAACTGAACTGATTTGAAGAGGGTTTTAATGATCCTGAAATAATGTTGTTATTAACAGACCAATAGTATGCATTAACATTAGGGTCTGCTAATACATTGGTGTTTAGAAATGTATATAATGCATTAGCAGATAATGAAGCATTTGCACCAATATTGACCTGACTTCC